TTTAATTAATTACTGAACTAAGTATAAACTATGGTTTTTAAAGTGTCAAGTAAAATATAAAATAATTTTGTTTACACACGCCACACGGTGATGACTTGGCATTTTTCCCTTGTTGGATAAGGGTTTATTTTTTTTGTGTTTTTGGCTTGGAATCAATCAATTTAATGATTTCTTTGTTAATCTTTTTGTATTCTTCAAGATCTAATGATGGGAAGATGGGTAATAGCTTGTTAATTAAGCTTTTTATAATTAGGTTCTTATCTTCTAGCTTCAATAATGCCTCTAATGTTGTTGGTGATACTCTTTTAATGATTGTTTTGTTATCTAGTAAATCCATTATTTAACTGGTGAATTAGTGTAAACATTGATGATTTTATCGTTGCCATCTCTCTCCTTGTTGGTGTATAAGTCTTTATTGTTGTTACAAAGGTCAAATATGATCCCTGCCGTTGCCTTGCCTTCATTAAGTCTTTCCTCTTTATCTGCTAGTATATGTTGCCTAACTTTTTCGATGGTACTAAAAAACTGCTGATTCTCTTGGTAATTTCTTATTGTGTTCGTGGTGCAATTAAGAAAAACTGCTAACCGCCCTAAAGTCATAGGTTTTTCATTTTCTTTTATCCAATCATAAAACTCATCTATTTTTTTTTGTAATTCTTCTGTTGATTCAAATAATAATGGTCTTCCTCCTAAGTCCTTTGCTTCTTCTGTCATTTGTTTAGATATTAATTGAAATAGCTTTATTATATATCCTCGTTCCTTAATGTCAATTCTTTCTTCCTTCTGCCTTATATTCAAATACATCTTCTATATCTAACTTTAAACAATCAAGATTTTGTTCTATTGGCAATGCAAATTCTTTTCCTGATTCCTTTTTGCTCCGCCTAACAAACTTGTTAAATAATCTTTTCATTAATTCTTTTTGTTTATCATTTGGATTAATATCGTTAGTTTCGATATATTCTGCTATAAAGGTATTTCCTAATAGCTCGACATTGTCTGATCCGTGTTTTTTTATTAGTTTATTAGTCATAGTTTTTTAATTTAAATTTTTTTAAACTCCTAGACATTTCTTGTATTCAATGCCAGTTGCTACATCGCATTTACTAATGCCATTTGCCATTCCTGAAAATCCTAGATATATTAAAAAAATCCACAATAAAGATTGTGCTGATTTATAAATTATTCTTTTCATAATTATTTATTAAATTGTTAAATTCTTTTTTCTGATCTGTTGTAGCTCTTCGATCAAAGCAAGATCCGAGTATAAATTGCTTAGCCTTAGGATTTTGCCTTACCGCCTCCAATACTATTTCAGGAGTTTTATGTAAAACAAATTGCAAAGCTAATCCATTTATTTTAACCGACTCTAAACATTCTTTTTCAGTCTGGTTGTATTTAAACATTAATTCAAAAGGGTTCATTTTTTTATTAATTTTAATTGATTACATTATTAGTGTAGTATATTAAACTATGTTAGTCAAGAATTATTTTAATTTAATTTGATCTTTAATTTCCTTTAATATTTTTTTTATTGGTTTGCTTATATGCTCCATGTTAAAAATTATTTACTGATTCTGTAAATCTTGAAAACTTACCTTCAAACTCAAAGCCGACGACCCCTGTTGCTCCGTGCCTATTTTTGGCAATTATTAACTTTCCATTATTAGAAAAATAGCCTCCGCTCTCTTCTTGGTTTTTGTCCCTGTGTAATAATATAGCAACATCCGCATCTTCTTCAATACCACCCGAACCTTTTAAATCATTAACTGTTGGCTCTTGGTTATTCTCAACTCCTTTACGGCTAATTTGTGCTAATGCTACAACTCCTACATTATACTTTTTAGCTATTTCTTTTAATCGGCTTGTGTTCTCTTTTATGGCACTAGCTTCATTAAAATTACCTTGATTTAAAAATCTTATGATCTGGATATAATCAATAAAAACCATATCTACTGGCTCTATTTCTAATTGCTTTTTGATTATGTTTTCAATCTGTGATACATTAAGAGATGATGAATCATTAACATAAATATTTAATTCTCTTAGATTCTTTTTAGCTTGTTTGATTGATTCTAATTCTGATTGATTAAATTTTCTGATTTGTAGTTTATAGCCATCAATACTAACCATATTACTAACAAATTTTAGGAATACATTTTTTTTATCAACTTCTAGTGATATAAACAGGCATTTCTTACCTGAATCACTAGCTTTTAATATCATTTGTTGAGCGATGGAAGTTTTACCAACGGAAGGTCTAGCACCAATTACAACTAATTGCTTCTTATAAAAACCGCCATTTAATATATTATTTAATTTATTAAAACCTGTTGTTACAAAATCATTATCTAGTAAACTCCTTTCATCATTTTCAATATCAGTAATTACCTCTGATATATGTTGCACCTTTTGAACTGGATTATTACTATCCAATTTTAGCATATCGTTCTGTAATTTAGAAGATAAATAATCAAAATTCTTGTCTTGTAATGACTCCTTGCAATTCTCAATCAAAACTTCTAATTCTCTTTTTTTCCACAGCTCAATTAGTGTTTTTGCATAACCTCTTATATCGGCAGTTCCACTTGCTAATTGTATTAATATTGAAAGGTATTTACTGCCCCCTAGGTGCTTAAAAGCTACATTATTTAAGCAACCCTTTAGGGTTACAGGGTCAGCAGTTCCGCCTTCTTTTCCTATTCTTATAAACTCCCTCCAGATAATCTTATGCTCTTCATAATAAAAATGCTTTTCTTCTAAAATATCAGCTATATTTAGAAGTAGGCTATTATTCATTATAGCAGATCCGATTATTACTTGCTCTGCTTCTATGTTCTCGTATTTAGTCATTGCTTTTTTTATTAATAGCTTTTTCTCTATAAATCTGATTATGTAACTCTTTAATCTCCATATCCAGATCTACTAATTGATTAATCAATTTGTTAGAATCGTAATTTTTTAACCTTTTTTCTTGTGCTTCCTGTTTATCGTTAAGGTCATTTATATATTTTATAGACTCTTTAGATGTTCTAATTCCTTTTCCTTGTGTATCTTTTAACCAGTCGTTAAATTCTAATTGTATTTTTATGAGTTCTGAAGTTGGGTCATTGTTTATGTCGTGAGCTATTTTTTGCCTCTTTTCCTCCATTTCTAACAACATTTTTTCTAGTATTTTTATTTTATATGTCATAATTATTTTAATTTAAGGTTAATAAATATATTCAATTTCTTTAATTCCAAAATTATCTTTTACAATTTTTCTAATTTCTCGTTTCTGATCTTTTGGCAAATTATTAAGTTTTTCTTTATTTTCTTTCGTTGTGTGAAAACAAGCCAAATTTGAGTTTTTAATACTTATTCTATTAATCAATGTAGCATTTATCATTTTATTGATTAAATCGGTTGTGCGTTGCTCTGTGTTTGATTGAGTATCTATTTCTAGGTATTCTTTCCATGTTTCACCGTTTAAAAATGATATTACTTGTTTTGTGTATATATTTTTAGTATGGCAGTTCTTAATATAAATTTTAGTTCCTCTGATTATATCTTCAAATTTATTTTTAGATAAAAGCTTCTTAAATTTATCTAATGCCTTTTCTTTGTTTCCTTTAGGGGTGTGCAATATTTTGTATTCATTCCATAATTCTTTAAATTGTGATTCTATCAGACTATTTACTTCTTTCTTTTCTTTCTTTTCATTCTTAGTTGTGGTTGATTGTTGTTTGATTGTTGTTTGGTCGTTAGTTGTTGGTTGTTCTATTTGCTGGTTGCTGTCAATTTTTTTATCTTGATAATCGCAATAGTTCTCTACCTTTATAATAGAAAATTTGTTGGTTGTTGTTACTGCTATTTCTTGGCTTAATTTTAACTTATTTAAAGCTGTTTTAATTTGTTGCTCTGAAAGACCAGTTTCCTTTGAAAGTTCTTTTCTTCCTGTCAAAAACTCCCCTCTTTTGATCAAAATACCACGCCAAGTTTTATCTTTAAAATTAGCTTTTAATAATAAATGAATAAAAAGGGTTTTGGTTGGTATATCGTCATACCATTCCCATTCTAAAATTTTTCTTTGTAGCTTTATAAATCCGCTATCTATTAAATTTGTCATTATTTTTAAAATTACCTGTTAGAACCTGATCCTTAATATCGTTTGAGTAATGCGAAAATTGCATTTTTACAGCATCAATAATAATCTCTGCTGCGTTTATTTCTTTTAATTTTGTTAGTATTTTGGCAGTATGCCTACGATGAAGTCTATTAACTTCTTGAATTTTATTTTCCATATTTAAACTTATTACTTAATTACTTGGACAACCCCATTACGAGGCGTCCGTTGTTAAATTGTTTTGTGGAACGATTTTAACATATCTTATTATTAACCTGTAATTTTAATTGTCAAGAGAATTTTAGACATAAAAAAAGCCGTAGTCTATGAAGGCTACGGCACAACCTAATAAAAGGGCGTGTGTTATTTTAAGGGGGGCTGTAATCAACTAAATTTAACTATGAACTAATGGACATCGTGAAATGAGTTTCCCCCCTTTGGCTTGAAGTGAAAAAAGCCAGATCCATATTACGAAATGACTTTTATTTGTCAATAGTAAATAAAAAGTTAAAAAAATACTTGACTAATACAATTTAATGTTTTAAACTAGATTTTGTAATTAATTAAATTTAAAAATAATGACAAACAGATTAAACATATTAAAAAACTCCTTAGAAAAGAAAAAAAAAGTTTTAGATCAAAGATTTAAAACGCATTTTGACGATGTTAAGAGCGGAAACGGTCAGCCAATGAATGACAAAAGAAACGGAGCTACTACTCTTAAACGATGGGATAAGCAAGAAGAAGCTATTAGGAATCAAAATAAAGAAATTGAAAAAACTAAGAACGCAATCGAAAGGGAGGAGTCAAAAATAAAACATTGTGAAGCTGTTAATAAAGAAATACCAGAGCCAATTTTAAAATTAGTAGGATCTGGAGAATTAGCACAGTGGAGAAAGTTCCCTAATAGATTTTTTGTTACAGGAGTTAAAAGTGGTCGTATTATATGGGATATAAAAAAGCAAAAATTATTATGCAGTCATATCGCAGAAATACCAGACGATCAGTATGCAAAATTTAGGGATATATTTAACAACTTAAAAAAAAGAATTAACTAACTTAAATTAAAAGTAAATCAAATAAATAATCATGAAATATAAATTAACTAAAAATAAAAAAACTATTAAAGAAATTACCCTATACCAAATCGAAGCCTTAAAAGACTTCTCAGATATAAAAAAAGGAGATCTTGGAGGTTGGATAGAGAAGGAGAGTAATTTAAGTCAGCAAGGCGACTGTTGGGTCTCTTGTCGTGCTAGGGTTTATGGTCGTGCTATGGTTTGTGATAATGCTCAGGTTTCTGGTGATGCTTGGGTTTATGGTCGTGCTATGGTTTTTGATAATTCTCAGGTTTCTGGTGATGCTAGGGTTTCTGGTAATGCTAGGGTTTTTGATAATTCTCAGGTTTCTGGTAATGCTAGGGTTTTTGGTAATGCTCTGGTCTATGGTGATGCTAGGGTTTATGGTGATGCTTGGGTTTCTGGTAATACTAGGGTTTATGGTCGTGCTAGGGTTTATGGTGATGCTCTGGTCTATGGTGATGCTCTGGTCTATGGTGATGCTAGGGTTTATGGTCGTGCTATGGTTTGTGATAATGCTATAATTAATTAAATAAAAAAGTAAATCAAATAAATAATTATGAAATATAAATTAACTAAAAATAAAAAAACTATTGGAGAAATTACCCTATACCAAATCGAAGCCTTAAAAGACTTCTCAGATATAAAAAAAGGAGATCTTGGAGGTTGGATAGAGAAGGAGAGTAATTTAAGTCAGCAAGGCGACTGTTGGGTTTCTAGTAATGCTATAGTTTCTAGTAATGCTATAGTTTCTGGTAATGCTAGGGTTTCTGGTAATGCTATAGTTTCTGGTAATGCTAGGGTTTTTGGTAATGCTAGGGTTTCTGGTGATGCTTGGGTTTATGGTCGTGCTAGGGTTTATGGTGATGCTTGGGTTTCTGGTGATGATATGGTTTATGGTGATGCTTGGGTTACTGGTAGTGCCGAGTTTACTGGTGATGCTTGGGTTTATGGTGATAGTATTGATCTTTATGGTGAATTAAGTAAATCAAATAAATAATCATGAAATATAAATTAACTAAAAATAAAAAAACTATTGGAGAAATTACCCTATACCAAATCGAAGCCTTAAAAGACTTCTCAGATATAAAAAAAGGAGATCTTGGAGGTTGGATAGAGAAGGAGAGTAATTTAAGCCATCGAGGCGACTGTTGGGTTTCTGGTAGTGCTATGGTTTGTGATAATGCTCAGGTTTCTAGTAATGCTATGGTTTCTGGTAATGCTATAGTTTCTGGTAATGCTAGGGTTTTTGGTAATGCTAGGGTTTCTGGTAATGCTAGGGTTTCTGGTAATGCTAGGGTTTTTGGTAATGCTAGGGTTTCTGGTAATGTTATGGTTTATGGTGATGTCTGGGTTTTTGGTAATTCTCAGGTTTATGGTGATGCTATAATTAATTAAATAAAAAAGTAAATCAAATAAATAATCATGAAATATAAATTAACTAAAAATAAAAAAACTATTGGAGAAATTACCCTATACCAAATCGAAGCCTTAAAAGACTTCTCAGATATAAAAAAAGGAGATCTTGGAGGTTGGATAGAGAAGGAGAGTAATTTAAGTCAGCAAGGCGACTGTTGGGTCTCTTGTCGTGCTAGGGTTTATGATAATGCTATAGTTTCTGATAATGCCTGGGTTTTTGGTAATGCTCAGGTTTCTGGTTGTGCTTGGGTTTCTGGTAATGCTAGGGTTTTTGGTAATGCTAGGGTTTCTGGTAATGCTTGGGTTTCTGGTAGTGCTATAATTAATTAAATAAAAAAGTAAATCAAATAAATAATCATGAAATATAAATTAACTAAAAATAAAAAAACTATTAAAGAAATTACCCTATACCAAATCGAAGCCTTAAAAGACTTCTCAAATATAAAAAAAGGAGATCTTGGAGGGTGGATAGAGAAGGAGAGTAATTTAAGCCATCGAGGCGACTGTTGGGTTTCTGGTAGTGCTATGGTTTGTGATAATGCTCAGGTTTCTAGTAATGCTAGGGTTTATGGTAATGCTTGGGTTTATGGTGATGCTAGGGTTTCTGGTTGTGCCGAGATTTCTGGTGATGCTTGGGTTTCTGGTAGTGCCGAGGTTACTGGTGATGCTAGGGTTTATGGTGATGCTTGGGTTTATGGTGATGCTAGGGTTTCTGGTGATGCTTGGGTTTCTGGTAGTGCCGAGGTTACTGGTGATGCTAGGGTTTATGGTGATGCTTGGGTTTATGGTGATGCTAGGGTTTCTGGTGATGCTTGGGTTTCTGGTGATGCTATAGTTTGTGATAATGCTCAGGTTTCTGGTGATGCTAGGGTTTCTGGTGATGCTTGGGTTTCTGGTAATGTTAGGGTTTTTGGTAATGCTAGGGTTTCTGGTAATGTTAGGGTTTATGGTGATGCCGAGATTTCTGGTAATGCTATAATTAATTAAATAAAAAAGTAAATCAAATAAATAATCATGAAATATAAATTAACTAAAAATAAAAAAACTATTGGAGATGTTACCTTGTACCAAATCGAAGCTTTAAAAGATTTCTCAGATATAAAAAAAGGAGATCTTGGAGGTTGGATAGAGAAGGAGAGTAATTTAAGTCAGCAAGGCGACTGTTGGGTTTCTGGTGATGCTAGGGTTTATGGTCGTGCTATGGTTTGTGATAATGCTCAGG